GATGATAGTGATGATAATGATAACAACAATAATAATAACAACAATAATAATAACATAGCCATAACTTTAGTTTCTACAGAAAGAGATGAGTATGGAAATGTTATTGGTATTTATTCTGACGGAACAACTAAGATTCTTATTCCCTCTGGCCGTAAATACAAAACAACTGTAGATGAAAATGCCTACGCAATTCTTAAATCTACTTTTGCGGATTATGGCTTAGATGACCCAGATTTGCTAAAAGAAATAGAAGGATACATGGAACGTGGTTTAGGTTCTGAACAGGCTGCTTTAGAATTACGCAAAACTAAAGCATACATAACTAGATTTGCAGGCAATGAAACTCGCCGTGCTGCAGGACTTAACGTATTGTCAGAGGCTGCATACCTAGAACTAGAGAACTCTTATAAAGAAACACTTCGTGCTTATGGACAACAGGGTTTCTTTGGAACAGACCGTAAGGCAGCACAGGCTAAGATGGCAGATATTATTGGTAACGATATCTCTGCTACTGAGTTTAAAGATAGAGTTGATACTGTAGTAACTAGAGTTAATAACTCTGAACCAAGTATTAAATCAACTTTAAAGGCTTTCTATAATATTGGCGATGAAGATTTAATTGCATACTTCCTTAGCCCTAAAGAAAACCTACCTAAACTACAGGAAAAGGTTACATCTGCTGAGATTGGTTCTGAAGCATTAAAGCAGAATCTAATAACAGACGTGGCTAGTGCTTCAGCCCTTGCTCGTATGGGTATTACTAAAGCACTGGCTAAAGAAGGTTATGAAACAATTAGCGGAGTTCTTCCAACTGCTACAAAACTTGGTCAGATTTATTCTGAAGAAGGTATTAACTACGGTCAGAAAACAGCAGAAGAAGAAGTCTTTGCACAACTTGAATCTGCTAAGCGCAAGCGTTTAAGACTAGCCGAAAAAGAAGTAGGTTCATTTAGTGGAACCTCTGGCTTGGGTCGTAACGCACTAGGTAGCGGTAAATCTAGCGCATTTTAAATTCCCTAGACGGACATACCAGCCCCGTCAGGCGTAACAGTCTGGTAGCAGAAGCCAATCAAATATCCCCTTATCTGATTGCGGTCTGCGACAACTACTAATGAAGGGTGATGTTGCATGAGCAACGAACAATACTGGGAGAACGATAACGAAAATCTAGAGAACGAATTAACCCGTTCTCAAAACTCGTATGGCGATGATGGTATCGCTAACTTACGCAAAGCCAAGCGAGCAGATGAAAAGCGCATTAAGGAACTTGAAGAACAACTAGCGAAGTTCTCTAAGGAATCCAATGAGCGAACCGTTAAAGAAATCCTTGAATCAAAGGGAGTGAACACGAAGGCTGCCCGTCTTGTCCTTAAGGACTTAGACACTATCAATGAAGACGCAGTGTCAAACTGGCTCATTGAGAATGGTGACTTAATTGGGTACACGCCAAATCAAGAAAAGCCAGTTGATACAGAAAACATACGTGCTTTACAGCAACAGGATTCTATTACTCAAACGGCTGACACTCCCGCTTATTCAGAAGACATTGCGCGATTAATTGCAAATGCCTCATCTGAGGAAGAAATCATATCCATTCTCAGCGGTCAATAAAAAACCGCACACTAATTAGAAAGGGGATATCGCCAAATGGCCGATGTCTTTTCAACTTCAACCTCTGGGTTAGGTTCCAATCTTGTTACTATGGCATACGATAAGTTGATTGAACTCAACTTGCGTTCAGTGCCACAGTTCCGCGCAATTGCGGACAAGAAAATCGGAAACCCAACTCACGATGGTTCTTCAATCCGTTTCCAGTTCCACAACGATATTGCTGACACCACAATTGCTGGTGCAACACTCGCTGAAACTGTAGACCCAGATGCAGTAGCACTACCAGCAACTACAACACTAGATGTCGCACAGACAGAACTAGGTCGCGTAGTGCTTCCAACTCGCAAGTTGTCATTACTGTCACTTGCTGATGTTGACCCATGGATTGCTAACGCAGTCGCATTTAACATGGCAACTACACTAGACAATGGTGTTGCTGCTATCCTTGATGCAGGTACAAACGTCATCCGCGAATCTGCTGGTTCACTTTCAACAACTGCTGCTAAGTCAACAATCGTAGCATCAGACACATTCAAGGGCCGCGATGTTCGTTACGCTGTAACAAAGTTGCGTGCTAACAATGTTGTTCCTCGTGGCGGAATGTATGTTTCATACATCCACCCAGAAGTTTCACACGACCTACGTACAGAGACAGGTAACAATATCTGGCGTACACCACATGAGTACCAGAATGTTGGTCCACTATTTGCTGGTGAACTAGGCGCATGGGAAGGTGTCCGTTTCATTGAGACACCACGCATGACTAACTCAATCTCAGGTGGTGCTCTAACAGCACTTGCTACTGCTTCTGCAGTAAGCGGTGCTTCAGGTGCATTTACTATCGTTGCAGCAAACGCTGCATTCGGTGGTCTTGCTGAGGTAGGAGATGCAATCTCAGGTACTAACGTAGGTTCAGGTGCTTTGATTACAGCAATTGAAGTTGGTGCAACAAACACTACATTCACAGTGTCTGTCGCTAACTCAGGAACTGTTGGAACAAACACACTTACAGTTACACCAAAGGCACGTGTTTACAACACTTACGTACTAGGACAGCAAGCACTTGCTGAAGCAGTATGGAAGGAACCAGGCATTGAGTTTGGTAACGTTGTTGACAAGTTGAACCGTTTCCGCCCAGTCGGCTGGCACGGTATCATCAACTGGTCTATCTACCGTCAAGAGGCGCTATACCGCATCGAGACTGCTTCATCAGTTCGTCCGTAATCTAAGTAATTAGATGGGTGGGGCAGGGGGAAACCCCTGCTCTATCCATAAAACGGCTTAGGAGGCTATATGGCATACAGATTCACAACACCTACAGTAAGCGAAGGCCCTGCGGGTGAAGGCCGTCTATTCGAGCAGTTCAGACTTGTAAGAGGTATCACAGTCTTGAAGATAGATGGAGTTTACTATGAACTTCGCTATCCATCCTCAGAAGAAGTAGAGGCTGCTGAAGAAGCATACATTGGTGGATACTCCTATGAAGTAAGTGCTGGTCAAAAAGCCAGCCTTGAGGCTGCAGGCTATACAGTGGAGACGGTATGAGACATAGATTAGACCATCCAGAAGATATTGAAGGTTGCTTCGGGTGCAAAATTTTAGGACTGCAATTAAATCCAGGAGATTCATCTTCTCAGAAGATGGTAAGTAATAAGAAGTGGGACGGTGAGTTAGAAGCCTATCGTGCAGCACGTGCTGATGGGATTCAACCTGCTGGTACAAGTATGAAAAAGATTCAGGAAGCACTTCGTGCATCTGATGTCATGGGTAAAGCATTTGATGCTAATACCATGGGTGATAGCAAGATAATCCAAAACAATACCGTATCTAAACTAAAAGAAGTAGGAGTAATATAATGCCAATGGTAAACGGAAAAGAATATGCATACACTGCTAAGGGTATGAAGGCAGCCAAGATGGAAGCCATGAAGTCAGGCAAGAAGATGGTCAAGAAGACCGCTAAGAAGAAGATGGTTAAGAAGACAATGAAGAAGACTGCAAAGCGTGGAATGTTTGGCGGCATGTAATGCAAAAGAAACCATCGGCAAAACCAAAGCCAATGGCTCCACGTAAGCCTTCAACTGGTGTTAGAAAGCCAATGGCTTCTCCTACAAAAAAGTCTGGCGTTGTAGTTGCTTTGCCTAACGGCAGCACAGTTGGATTACGAGACATTGGCAAAGTAAAGCCAACTCCTAAACCAAAGCCAAAGCCATCAGTAATTAAGCCAAAAGAATATACTCCAGCACAATATGATGCTTTGTTACGCAAGGCTCAAAAAGACGCTCAGAAAAAGAGATAAAAAATAATGGCCTACACCAAAGCAAGTTTACGTGAACGCTTAAAGAATCAGATTATGTCTGGTTCTAAAGGTGGTAATCCTGGTCAATGGTCTGCTCGTAAGGCTCAGTTATTAGCACAGGCTTATAAAAAGGCTGGTGGTGGCTACTCAGGTAGTAAAACTACTAAACAAAAATCTTTGTCTAAGTGGACTAAAGAAGACTGGGGTACTAAATCTGGTAAACCTAGCACTCAAGGTGCTAAGGCTACTGGTGAACGGTATCTACCTAAAAAAGCAAGAGCGGCTTTAAGCAGTGCAGAGTATGCAAAGACTACTGCTGCTAAGCGTGCTGGCACTAGTGCTGGTAAGCAGTTCGTTAAACAACCTAAATCTATTGCAAAGAAGACGGCTAAATACAGATGAAAAAAGATTCTAGATTAACCCGTGCTGGTGTATCAGGCTTTAACAAGCCTAAGCGTACTCCTGCCCATCCCAAGAAGTCACACGTAGTTGTGGCTAAAGAAGGAACTCAGGTCAAGACTATTCGTTTTGGGCAGCAGGGTGTATCTGGTTCTCCAAAGAAGGCTAATGAGTCTGCATCCTATGCAGCAAGACGTAAATCTTTTAAAGCAAGGCATGCTAAGAATATTGCCAAAGGCAAACTAAGTGCAGCCTACTGGGCAGATAAGGTGAAGTGGTAATGGGTATTTTACTTAATGAACTAACGGACGAGGTGTTAATTAACCTTGCTGGTTATACAATACAGCAAGATAAGGCTACACATTTAACGGCTGCTATTACTACAACTACATCTACTATTGCAGCACCAACAATCTTTAGTGTTGCAGATGCTCAACGCCTTGGCTCGGGTATCGTTGAAATTGATGACGAACTACTATGGGTAGATAGCGTAGACCGTATTTCTAATACAGGAACAGTCTCTCCTTATGGTCGAGGCTTTATGGGTTCTACTGCTGCTACACATGATGCTGGTTCTAAAGTAACTATCTCTCCTACTTTTCCTAAGCACGTTGTAAAACGTGCCATTCAAGACACTATCCGTGCTATGGGTTCTTCTATGTTTGCCGTTAAGCAGACAAGTTTTACATTCAGCAGCACTGCAATAAACACATACGAATTAGATAACAAAAATATACAAAACATTTTAACTATGCACTGGCAAGATATTGGCTCTAGTAAAGAATGGATTCGCATTAAGCGATGGGACTTAGATTCTTTTCCAGATGAGGCAACTTGGGGCACGGGTGCACAGACAGTAACTATTGGAGACAGAATTGTATCTGGCCGTAAGGTGAAGGTTGTTTATGCAACCGCACCTTCAGTGCTATCTACAAGTGCTACTACTTCATTTAATACACAGACTGGACTACCTGAGTCTTGTAGAGACATTGTAATTCTTGGTGCTTCATATCGTTTGATTGCATACCTAGACCCAGCCCGTACTGGTGCACAGTCACCACAGGCTGATGAAACAGATAACAAGCGTACCTTTGGTTCAGCAACTAATGCGTACCGTCAACTGTTTGCTCTTTATAACCAACGCTTAACAGAAGAAATTATGTCGCAACAACAACAATACCCGCCACGAGTTCACTTCAGCCGATAGGAAGATTGAATGACAACTAGAAAATACTCATCCCGTTCGCAGCAAACTACTCTTACTGCTGGAATCAACTCAACCGCTACTTCGGCTACAGTCGTATCTGGAAGCGGACTTCTTGGTGGTATCACCATTTCTGCTGGAGAAACATTTACTGTAGTAATTGACCCAGATACAGCCCTTGAAGAAATTGTAGATGTTACCGCGGTTAGCACTAACACGCTAACCATAGTTCGTGCTATTGATACAAGTCCAGCAACTGGTCAGGCTCACTCTGCTGGTGCAGTAGTTCGCCACATGGCAATTGGTCGTGACTATCGCGAAGCCAATTCACATATTGAAAATGTAACCACAGCACACGGGCTAACCATTGCTAATGTTTTGGAAACAACAGATACAAATATAATTACTAGTGCAATGATTGTAGACGGCGCTATTGTTAATGCTGACATTAATGCTAGTGCTGCTATTGCAGATACTAAATTGGCTACAATTTCAACTGCTAGTAAGGTATCTAATAGTGCTACTACTGCTACATCTGCTAATACTGCTAGTGCAATTGTGGCTCGTGATGCATCAGGTAATTTTACAGCAGGAACAATTACAGCAAATGTAACTGGTAACGTAAGTGGAACCTCAGGTTCTACAACAGGTAATGCTGCTACAGCCACAGCCCTTGCTACTGGTCGTACATTCCAGTTGACTGGAGATGTAGAAGCAAGCGGAGTTACCTTTGATGGTACTGGCAATGTAAGCCTAACCACAGTTATTGGTACTGGAGCAATTGTTAACGCTGATATTAACTCAGCAGCAGCAATTGACAAGACAAAGATTTCAGGCACAGCCATTACCGCTGGAGATACAGGCACTGTAACTAGCACAATGATTGCTAACGATACAATCGTCAACGCAGATATTAACTCCGCTGCAGCAATTGCATATAGCAAGTTAAACCTTGCAGGTTCAATTACTTCAGCAGATATCACTAATGACACAATTGTTAACGCAGATATTAATACTGCTGCAGGTATTGCTTACAGCAAGTTATCACTTGGTGGAACTATTACCTCTGCTGACTTGGTAGACGGAACTATCGTCAACTCAGACATTAACGCATCTGCTGGTATTGCACTAAGCAAGTTAGCAACAGACCCACTAGCCCGTGCTAACCACACTGGCACACAGACAGCAAGTACTGTATCAGACTTTGATACACAGGTTCGTACCTCTAAGGTAACTGACCTTGCAGCACCTACTGGTTCATTCTCAATGAATAGCCAAAAGATTGTTTCTCTTGGAACACCTACAGCAAATGCTGATGCAGCAACTAAACTTTATGTAGATACTAAAGTCTCAGACTTGGTTAACTCAGCCCCTGGAACACTAGATACTCTTGGCGAAATTGCAACAGCAATTCAAGCAGGCGGTACAGTCTTTGATGCTATGGTACTCAAGGCTGGTTCTACAATGACTGGTGCTTTGGTTCTAAATGCTGACCCATCAGTTAATCTTGGTGCTGCTACTAAGCAGTATGTAGATACAGTTGCAGGTTCTGCTACCGCTGCTGCAGCAAGTGCTGCTGCTGCTGCCACAACTTATGACAACTTTGATGACCGTTACTTAGGTGCTAAAGCAACTCCACCAAGTTTAGATAATGATGGCAATGCTCTTATTACTGGTGCTATCTACTGGGACACTGCTGCTAATGCTATGTATGCCTGGTCAGGTTCTGCCTGGGCTTCTATATCATCTACTGCAGCAATTTATCGTTATCGTTATACAGCAACTGGCGGAGAAACTACAAAGTCTGGTTCCGATGATAATGGCTTAACTCTTAATTATCTGGTTGGCAAGGAACAAGTATATCTAAATGGTATCTTGCTTGTTCGCACATCAGATTATACTGCTACATCTGGCTCAAGTATTACATCTCTTGCAGCATTAACTGCTGGAGATATTCTTGAGATTATTACTTTTACCGCATTTGATTTGGCTACAGCAATTCAACA